CCTTGACGTTGACGCTCTATCTCACCTTCAACTGTTGCCTGTACTTCATTACCAGCTGTGCCACCTAAGCGACCTGTTGACAATAGACCAGCTGCTGTACCTGTACGTGCTGACTTACGACCCGGCTCTAATATAGCATCGAGTCTATCAAACTGTGTCTGGGCTGCAGCGAAGGGGTCGAACTCACCTGCTTGCTGTAAGAAGCCAGATGATAAATCACGAGCTTGCTGACCTGTTTGTTCTAAGCCACTACCGAAAGCACCAGCTGTCGAGAGACCTGTATCAAAGATACCTTGCAGCTCAGGTGAAAGCTGTCCTTCTATCTTACCAGTAGCTGGGTTAAATGCACCTTGACCAGCTGCCGTGGTTATATCGAATGGATTAACACCACCACTAGCTGCTACTTCTTCACCGAGTATACTGTTGACACCACTCTTAAGGAGGTTTCCTGAGCCTGTAGGGTCACTACCAGCTACACTACCAACACCAGTGAGTCCTAGGGTAGCCACATCAAAGACATCTACTGCACTATTTACTATGTTACCCATTATACTTTCCTCTCTAATACGTAGCCTGTCACTTCATATCCGAATTTTCTTACGAACCCTGCTGGCTTACGCTTAGTGGCAAATAGTATGCCATCGGCTTCTATCTCTTTAGCCTTCTCAGTAGCCCATTTATTCCAGTAGTCACCGTCACCATATACATTAACTATGATTAGTTTATTATCTTGTCCTCGCCATACACAGAAGCCATGTTCATTTTCTTCCATCCAACCAACACCTAGCTCGGTGTCACCTGAACGGTTGAAGTAATCTCTAAGGGGTGATGTCATTATATAAGGTATCCGACTGGTATAACATACATTGTGACACCATTGGTTTCTACTGAACCATCTTCTACCATTGCATCAAAACTCTTAGCTCCACTAATAGGTATTGTGACTTGTGCATGATTCTGCATTGCCGTTGCAGCTGTCGCGCCTAGTTCATTCTCTGTTGTTAGTACTTGTGCGTGCTATTTTTTTGAGATAACAACACCCGTCTCTCTCATGAAACCTAGTCCTTTTATATCATCAGTGCCACCATTGTTATAGACATATATCCTAACCCTGAAAATACCATGTGTCGCACCAGTGCCGAAGGCAGGATGAATTTGTGAAACCCATGAATTTAGTGTGCTATATGTATATTGCGTAAGTGTTGTCTGGTCAAACATTACAGTTCTACCAGTGGTGTCTGGGGTCTGGGCAGAGACATCTGTAGGTACAGCTTTCTCTGTAGGAACAGCAGAGTCACTGTTACCTGCCATTGTACCATCTGTTGAGATGAGGACTTCTGAGGATAGGGGGTTACCATTGACATCTAAGAGTCCAATGCTATTAGTAGCTATGGGGACATCCTTATCTGCTTTAGTAGCAATAGCTGTTTCGATAGCATCATATTCAACATCGTGGTCAGCACCTGTAATCACTGACTCAGCTGTGTCTTTAGCTGCACCGTCATATACTTTTGTGTAGTCAGTCATTAGCTTTGTTTACCTATCTTAGATTTAATTGAGACACGTTGCATTGATATATTATTACCATCAACCGTCGATGTTATTTTAGTCTTCATTATACGACCACTACCAAATCCCATAAACTTAGATTCTCTGATAGCAGCTGCCCCACCATAGGTAGATACACTATATGTAGCTGTTCCATATGTGGCTGGACTTGATAGTGTAAGCGTAGCTGTACGTGCCTTGGAGTCTGTGAAGTCACCATAGTCAAATGCTAAGTTGATAGCAAAGTTTACAGCACCAGTACCTTTGACCACCACACCTAGTTTCTTAGGCATCTTCAAGTAGTTCTCAAAGTCCTCAAGTATTGAAGACCATGCACTCTCCCATGTCAATAAGTATGAACTGCCACCAATACCATTGTGAGGTGTGTAATCATTATATCCCTTACACTGACTCAAGTAGGACGCTTCGTCTGATATTAAGACAGCTGCCCATGCGTCATCTGATGCAGTGAGTTGACCTTCATGTACTACTTCCATTTCGTTGATAGTCTTTGACCATGTCAATGTTCTATAACTACCATCAGGGAGTTGTGTAGCTGAATCAATCAAGAATGTCTTTGAGCTTGCAGAGCTACCAAGAATATACACACCCTTAGCTTCTACATAAGCAGACCACACTGTATCAAGGTTGACATCTCTTACTAGCTTCTGAATATCTTTACGTACATTATCACTGTACCTTTTCAAAGGCATGGACTTCTCTTGGACTACTCGTGACAAAGATGTTACTCCTTGCTCACTTAAAAATAATAAATCATTCTGTGTGTATTGTACTGAGTCCCGGGCTATACACCCAACACCACCTATTGTTTCTAGTACACCCATAACAGCAGAGGATGAACCGTTTGGGTCATATGGATTCTGCCATACTGTTACATGGCTCTCGCCAAAGACAAGTAGGTTACCATTAAACTCTGCTAGTGCAGTTGCTTTGTCTTTACCATAAAGGTAAGTAGCAGTCATAGTGAAGATACCACCATCAGCAGCTGATACTGCTGTGAAGTCATCTCCATTTAATAAATCACTGTAATGTAGTGTGTCACCTTCTATCGCCCATACCCTACCGAAAGCAGAGATAGCGTCTTCAACTGTCGAACCATTAGTTGGTAATGCATTAGTACCAGTTGTGAAGACTGCATCAATGAATGTACCAGAGGATGGTGTGGCTAACTAAATAGCTGCATGTCCTACTTGGTATCCATAGATGTCATTATTAAGATTAATGAACTTCCAATTACCAGCTGTGGGTGTAGTAATAGTACCAGAGATATCAACCGGAGCACCTGTTGTCTTTCTGTATATCTTTGTCTCTGTAGCGAAGATAGTGAGGTCATTACCAGGCTCATCTTTCGTTACAAATATCTGTCTAACTGTTTCTGTCAAAGAACTTGCATGAGTCCTCAGAGAGCCATGTCGTGATTCCATGTAGCCTTCATCTGAGAATACAAAGTTGTCAGCCTTAACCGAATACTCCTTAGGCATAACATCACCTGAGGCTGCTGTATTCACACCGAAGACTCCGGGTCTAGCTATTTCGAGTTCGACTAATCTGCTTGGCATTATTCAACTTCCCAATCTTTGGTGTCTCCTTGTGCAGCATTCTCATATGAGATAGCGTCTGCAAGAGACCTGTTATATTTAACCTCAGCTTTCATATATGCTTCACCGCTATCATCACCTCGTTCATCAAGGGCTCTGATATATGTACCGAGTATTAGTGGTAGCATAGGTGTAGCAATATAAGTTGTGTCTGGGTTAGTGTATGATATGTCACCTTGGACATACTTACCGTTGACATACATACGAATATCAGCAACATCTGGGACAGGGAAGATGTCTATTAACATCTCACCATCATTATAACCTATGAAGTCATAATACAGTGGCTGTCCTGTTTCTGGTGAAGCGTACTTCAAACCTTCTTTAACTGCGTCTGGGTCAAAGATAAGGTAGTTGTCATTAGTCTGGTCTTAGATATCTTTTATTACACTACCTTGATAGACAGCTGATATCTTATATCGGTATACAGAGGCAAGTGTATCAAGAAGTACAGTGCCCTTAAGTGCTGTCCAGTTCCATGCGTCCTCAACTTCTCTCTTTGTTTCTGTCAAGAGGTCTGTTATAAGCTCAGCATAATCATCACCATCAATGGTTGTCACTGTAGACTCACGCAGCTTTTTTAATACTTTGTTTACTATTGTTAATACTGTATTCGCCATACCGCTCTCCTTATTATTCTCTTTATTATGGGATATATTTGATTTTTACCCAACCCCTATTGAATGAAGTGCTGTCGATGTCGACGTTATCAAAAACCCCACCTGTTTCTCTCTGTATTGTCACCTCTTTTGCGTTTTTACGCATCCTTTTATTGTTTGCTGTTGTCAAGCCTGAATTCCTATAGCTTGCAAAGTCATATATGTTTACTCCATTATCGT